AGAATAAAAGAAGTTCACACCAATAAACAGCGTGTCCCACGCATCCGTAACGTGTGTTTTCAATTCGTCCGGATTGTCAGCCGTATCTTGGCTAGACTCCGGCGTTTTATCCTTCTCAAAACCGTTCTTGCCCTGGCGAACACCAGTTTGTTCCATGGCTATTTTGAGGTATTCATTATTGAGAACATTGAATATAGGTAACAGTAATTCAGTTCCACCTTTCAGTGCTTTGTCAATCTGTAAATGTTTCCAATCGTGTCTTGGAGCTTGACCAATATACACGTCAGTTACATTCCAACGATTCTTGGTTAAGGTATTTATAACTGTTTCAGCGTAGCTTTCTGAAGAGTTTCCGGTAGTCCATACGAATGTATGATCGTAATAAAAAATGACTTCCTTTTTAATCATTGGCGCATAGTAATCACATACAGCCTGAACAACGTCCTGCAATTTGCCGGGCGTTTTCACAAAGAAAGTCTTTAGGGTTTTGAATTCGTGTTTGTCGGTGTTTACCTGACCAACACAGACACTTGAGATAGAAGCATTACTATCGCAAGCCAAATGAATAGGCAATGTAAAATCTACATCACCATCACCCAAACAACCTGACTTAGAAAGTTTCTTCCAATTGTTTCCCAACGCTTCCAATTTGCCGTTATCATCAGGAATGTAGAAATGATTATCAGTCAAAGCAGAATAAAAACCGTTTGGAACTCGAAACAAACGTTCATTCATAAAAGCAGTACGCCAAATCAAGGGCGGACTGTCACGGTACATTTGCCAGATAAAATCAGAGCCAACAACCTCAAGGTTATCGAAAATATCATACTCTCCATAGAATACAGTATATTCAAATTGTTGGCTTGGTAATGGTTTCAACGGTCGTTGATACCTACGAGCCAAATTCAAATCAGCCCTGAGTTCCTTTGCCCTACGTTTGCAGTAATCCGTTTGCTCCGGTTTTGCTTCCAGCTGTTTGATATCTTTGTATAGATTCCGAATGAAATTAATGTGGGAATCTGACATTTCTTCCCGTTTATCCAAAATCCATTTACCCATTTTAGAAGTGGGCATATCGGTTGAATACAATACGCTGTGATGCCAAGGGCAATCACCAAAGTATTGACGATTTCCACGGTTAGCCGGATTCACTTCCGATTTTATTTTGTCGTAGTTCAAAAATTTGGCTTCCGGTCCAATGATCCAGTCCAACGACATGGAGTTGGCTGACATTCCCTGATTAAAAGAAAGTACAACCATAATCGTTCCGTTCCAAAAATGGAAACAGTTTGACCAGGCATCGCGAAGCGGTAGTCGTTTCGGATTCTTGAAATTCTTTTCAATAGGTGCTTTCCGTCCAACATAATAGTGAGTACCTTCCATATAACCCCATGAAGATAAGGCGTGGCAAATGGCGGGTAAAGTATTTCCCCATGCTTTTGCATAAGTAGGAGAGATAAGCGCACCGGTGGAACCGGGCATCGCCCAAACGTTCCGCAGGATAAAGCGTGCATCTATCCCCTCAGACTTACCGGTTCCACGTGCAGCCACAATGTATTCGTCATGAGCTGAAACAGCCATAGCATCACGCTGAGCTTTGTTGAAGAACTTCTTTACAGGTTCTTCAAAACTATGCAATTGATCAGGAGCAGGCAGCACGTTGTTCATTACTTTTCAGGAATTATATCTTCAGCATTTTTCAATAGGTTGCCTTTGAAAAGGGCACGGAAATTCTTTCGCTCGTCTTCCAGATTCTCAATTGGTTGTATTCCATCAAGCAAGGTAATATCGTCTGAAGGCTCAAAGCTCGGTGGGAACATTTGTTCCCAATCGAAAGCGTCATCGTCTTTATCAGCTCGGGTGTATTTGCCAATCTTGTCTAAGTTGGCCGCCATACCTTTGGAGTCTTTCTGTGTTTTGGCTACCTCATAGCCTTCTTTCGCACCTTCCACAATCATGTACCGATACCAAGCTTTTGAAGCAAGTTGAATGTTGCCGACAATTTTTGTCAGGGCTGCAACATCACGATAAGCTTGTGTTTGCGAAACCACAGGGCAAGAACCACCACAACCATTCATAAGATACCGAACCATTTCACTGTCAAGCATCAAAGGATTTTGAATGCGTTTTGAAACACACAGCATCAATCGTTCTTTAATCTCCAACTGTTTAAGCGTAAGACTACTGACCGCAATTTCTTTCGATTCAAATAAATGCTTTTCAATTATTTCGTACACACTTAATTCGCCAGCCATAGTCTTACATTAATTGTTCGCGGATAAATTTCTCGGCAATAGGTTCAGCAGCAGGGCTGCCATGTTTCGCCAATTTGATAATGGTTTTTTGTAATTCTAATTTTGTTTTCAATCTTCCTTTTTGAAAAGCCATATATAGTGTAGAATTCACATGCGTATTACACTGCTCGACAAACGAATCAATTTCATTGGCAGGTAATCCAATCAGTATGGCAATATCTTTCGGTGGCATTAATGCTTCCGACATTTCTTCCACCAAAGCCAGTTGTTCATCAGTCAAGTTCATACGGAATTGCTTCGTTATACATTTTGTCAAACATAGAATTGAAAAAATCAAAGTGAGTACCGGCACTAAAATAGAATCCGGCTTCATACCTTCTGGGTTGGTTCAGGTTGGAACTCCCGACAATGCCAAAGGCGTGCGTATTGCTTTTTACCAATAGTATTTTGGAGTGATTGCTATCAATACGAATACTTGGAGTGATATTCGAGGCAAACAACAACAAATCCAATTTGTGGCGTTTGACAGTCATATCAAGTATCATTGTCAGTTCACTGATAGATCCGTTTTCAACCAAAAAGAAAAGTGGTCGTAAACTGTCTTCTGAAATACTGAAGGTTGCAATTTTGATTTCAGCCTTTCCAATTTGCTCTAACAAAATGGGCAATACGTCATGTATTGCCCATTCTCCTTTGTGTATGAAAGGCTCAATTATTCCCGGGCGCAAGGCACTTGGGAATAATTGATTAAACAGTTGCTTGTTCATCCGGTGGAGTTACTAAAGCTTGCAGTTCTGCAAGTTCTTTTTCGTATTTCTCAATTCGTTTTAAAGCAGATTCTTTGATAGTTTCACGGTCTGCATTTCCTGCTGATTCTTTGGCACGATTGATATTTTCCTTCAATCGCTCCATCCGTCTTGCAATTTGCATTCCTTTCGCTAAAACATCGTCTGAAAACGAATTGGCTTCCAACGTTGGTTCAACCGTTTTGCCTTCCGACCAAACGTCAATGGCATCCCATGCCAAACGTCTCTCGTCGTCCAAATCACAAAGTTTCTTTGCCAGGCTTTTGCGGGTATTCGGGTGTATTTCTTCCACTGATATGTCAGCGTGCAAACTCGCCATTAAGGGCGTGATTGCTTTGACACGGTCATACAGTTTCTTGATATCCTCCGGCAGATTGTCATACTGTACAATTGAAATTCCTCGTTTTTCTTTGAGGGTTTCCAATTCAGTTTCCAATGCCATCAGTTTTTCTTCTGCTTCAGTCAAAGAAATAACAGTAGCGTTATCTTCAATCTCAGTCGATTCAATCTCTTTCGATTGCAGGGTTTCGATAGTTGCTTTCAAGGTTGAAATTTCAGCTTCTTTGGCTGCAATTTCCTTGCTGTTATCCACTGGAGCAACAAGCAAGGTCAAATCTTTGAAAGCGTCCGGATTGATACGCATTTTGTTTTCAATGTCCGAAACCTTATTAATCAACATGCCGAAATGCATATCGAACTGTTCCGGTTCACCCTCGACAGCAGAAAAATACTCACCGTATTTCTTTTTGATTTCGGGAGCAGCTGCCGTTTTGAAAATTGCCAACCCGTCAGCGTATTTACGCTTCGGGTCGGCTAACCATTCTTGAATATTTTTTAGCATGATATTAATTTGCAGATTTAAAGTTTAATTAATCTTCCAGATCATCAAAATCGATTGGTGTTGCCAAAATAACCATTGGTGTAACTGCATCGGCATTATAACCGAATTTATATCCACGTCTGTCAGCACGTGCCATACCACTTTCATAGGATGGTTTAATATGGCAAGGCAAATGTTTTTGACCAACCATAATTTGATTTCCATCCATATCTCGAAGGATTAGATAACCAGGAACATTGTTTACCTGACGGCAGAAAGCAGCATATTCAGCCTTAGAACCTGCACGAAAGAATTCACCTGAAATGGCAAAACTTTGGCCTTCAATTTCTCCTTGATTGGCTGCATCGTATTTCACCGTTTTGTCAGTACATTGAATCAATTTAGGTTTAAAGCCGGGTTTTTTGAATACAAATGTTCCAACAGCGGTAACATAGTCAGCATCGGTCGAAGCATCTGTAATGGCAGGTAATGTTGGAACAGCACTTACCCAACTTTCTGGTATAAATGCAATTTTGGAATCTAAGCCACCCATGTTATCAGTTCCGACTACATGTAAAAGAGGATTGTAATTCATAATTTTTATTTTTAAAAATTGGTGTTTGAGTTTATGTAATGAAAAGCCGATTACCGTTTGAATAATCGGCTTTTCAATTTTAGGCTTTCACGTAGTCGCCAGCGAGGTTCAAGCCTGTATTTACCTGTTCGTTTGTACGGAACACTTTTTCGTGTACATCGCGAATACGAACACCGTAAGCGGCTTCAATCCAAAATTGAACTTCGTTTGGATCCTCAAAAATGTTACGCACCTGCATGAATTGATTGGATCTTCCGGTGTTGAAACCAATATCCATATTTCCTACTTTCTGCAATACCAGTTTTGAGCCAGTTCCCAACGCTTCGTGGGTTGAGAAAAGAAGTCCCGGGCAAAATGCATCGTCGCGAACCGATTGCAATACCTGTTCCATGCTTGGATAATCGAACATGCGAAGTTTTTTACGCATAGCATTTCGTACAGCTTTCAGTACAGCTTGCGAAAGCAATAACTGTGGCGTTCCACCTTGAGAGGAACGAAGCATTGGGTGTGAAGAGCCAATCCAATCCACCAATTTTTCGTAAGCGGTATAATCGGTATCGTTAGCCGGTTCAGCAAATGCACCTGTGTTCACTAAGTTCTTTTGTCCGGCAGCAATGTAACCTTCAGTTACGAGCATATCCATAGCAGGGAAAAATCCTGTAAAAGCAGTAGCCGGTGAGAATACGTTTTCATCGCGTTCAGCGAAGAACAACGAAAACACAACATCTTCAGCGTGTGATCTTACCTCGTCCTGAACAATCATTTGTTCAAGCGGGTGTTTCTTACTTTTCAAATCCAAGGTTGAGCCTGCCGAAACCAATACTTTTTTGTCCTGGTAATTCAGGATATTGTCTTTGGTTTTCGATACAATCAATTCCGGTTTCAAAGCACTTTCGTAGAATTTTGCAATCTCCGTTTTATAGGTGATATTCATGCCTTGTTTGTACGGACCGGTGGCACCTGCCAACCGACGTTTGTTTACAATCACATGTTCGTTCTCTACTTCCTGCACATTCAATCTCAGAGCACTGGCACATTCTTCCAAACTGAAAAAAGGTAGTACGCGAAGTACTGAATCGTACGTTTTTGCAGCTTCAGTTAAGGCTGCTA